ATGAAATCTCACAAGCTGCAAGCGTTAAAGGATGCCCGCGAAAATGTACTGGAAGGGAAGGGGGCCATAATGATGCATAATATATGATATGTATAATAACCCTCTTGCCCCTTCCCCTTCCCTATTGTAACTTATGGAATGTAAACAAATGTTAATCCCGGTATACCAAGAGCCTAAGTATGGGGTTGCACGGAGTGGCACATAAATTTTTTCCCAAATTCGGGGGTATATGTCAAATATCGATTATCTATCAGATGAGGACGGCCAGCGATTAGTTGATGCCATAGACTTAGCTGGGGGGTTCCACAACAAGACCAGAGCGCTCATTAACGGCCTGTTATTCGACGATGAGTACGAGAACTTCTTCAATGCGGGTAGAAGGTGGGCCGCACGACTTTCCAAGCGTGAATCGGATGTTGTTATAATGAAGCTTAGAGGGATGTCTTTCTATCGTATAGCAGACATTTTAGGTCTGCATCCATCATCCACAAAGACCTACTGGCGCAGAGCCATGGGCAAGAAGCCTTCTATATGATTGATGTCCATAACAAGGATTGCCTACCAGAGTTAAAGAAAATGGAAGACAATCAATTCGACTTAGCGATTGTTGACCCGCCTTATGGGTTGGGACATCAGATACAAACTACCGCTGGTGGCCCCGGAATACATACTGTCAAGGATTGGAACAATAATATTCCATCAAAGGAATACTTTACGGAGTTACATCGTGTGTCCAAAAACCAGATCATATGGGGGTGTAATTATTATGCCAAACACATTGAAGCGGTGGGTCGGATTGTCCATGATAAGAAGATGGATAGTCAAACCAATACAAACTTTCGTTTCTCCCATGGAGATATTGCTTCCTGTAGTTTGCAAAAGCGAATAACAATGTTTCGTTATCGTTGGAACGGCAATCGGCAAGGTGAAACCATAAACTGGAAAAATACGGGTGAAAACAAGCGAATTCACCCCACTCAGAAACCAGTTCAGCTATACGAATGGTTACTTAAAAATTATGCCAAATTCGGGGACTCAATATTAGATACACATCTGGGTAGTGGATCTATCATGTTGGCCTGTTATAAGTGGGAGTATGATCTGACGGGATTCGAGATTGATGAAGAGTATTATGACGGTGCGGTTACACGACTAAAAGAATATAGCGCCCAACAAGAATTAAATTTAAAACAGCGAGTTTATTAGCGATAACAGACCCATGAAGATTGGTATTTACGATGTTGATAGCAAGATACCAAATCTCGCCTTAATGAAGATAAGTAATCACCACAAACAAAGGGGTGATTCTATAGAAATGTATAATCCACTTTGGTTGGATACTTATGACAAAATCTATGCGAGTAAAATATTCAACTTTTCGGACGGCTCTAACCTAATCCCCGAAAGAATGGTGATTGGTGGGACGGGGTGGGATCTAAATAAAACCTTACCTCAAGAGATAGAAGCCTGTACCCCAGATTATAGATTATATAATTATAAACACTCTATTGGTTTCACGATGCGTGGATGTCGATTTAACTGCAAGTTTTGTTTAGTCCCAAAAAAGGAAGGCAAACCAAAATCGCACAGTACGATTGACGAAATTTGGATTAATAGGGATTCAAATTTTGTAGTGTTGTTGGATAATGATTTTTTTGGGAATCCACAATGGAAAGAACGAATAAAAGAGATTAAAGATTACAATTTAAAGGTGAATTTTAGCCAAGGTTTAAATATACGCATCATCACAGATGAACAAGCAAAGGCATTGGCAAGTGTAAGATTTTCAACGATGAGCGGGAAATCAAAAATAGTGCATTTTGCTTGGGATAAAATCAATGACGAGAAACTGATTGATGCTGGAATAAAAAAATGTTTCAATAACGGATTAAAACCCTACCAAATGAGTTTCTATGTATTGATTGGGTTTAACACGACCCCCGAAGAAGATATGCACAGGGTGATGAAGTTGCATAATTACGGGTGCGATCCCTATATAATGCCTTACGATAAAGATGACATATATCAAAAACGGTTTGCCCGATGGGTGAATCATAAAGCAATATTTAATTCAGTTGCGTGGGAAGATTATGCCCCCATGTAGACTATTCAGCATATAAGTAGAAATAGGGAGTTTTAATGGCCCAGAAGATTCAATATAAGAATTCAAACCCAACCCAACTGGCTCAACGCCAGAAAAACCTAAAGCCTTTATGGCAAAAGGGAGTTCGACCAAATGGCGCTGGTAAGCGGACTATCGATGAGTTGATTGACCGTGATGAGGTTCGCAGATTAGCCGCATTTGGGGCAACCCAGATCGAGATTGCCAATTTTTATGGTGTATCGAGAGAATCGATACGAAAGTATTTCACAGAAGAGATTGAACAAGGCCATCAAGATATGAAGTTTTCTTTACGGAGAAAACAGCTTGATGCGGCCATGAATGGATCAAACACGATGTTGGTTTGGCTGGGGAAACAGATATTAGGCCAAGTGGACAAACAGGAAGTTGATCACAATCATGCAATGACTGATCTGTTAAAGGAAGTCGGGTACATTGATGACCCGATGTTAATTGAGGGGGAAGAGGTAAAGTTAATTGAAGAAGATACTGAACAAGGAGAAACTCTGGGAGAAGTTGGGATACAAACCAACGGAGAACCAGCGGAAGTTTCACGATAGTACCAAAAGGTGGCGTGTTTTAAATATGGGCCGCCGTTCTGGAAAAAGTTTCTGTGCAGCATATGAGGTCATGCCTTATTTGCTTACACCCAATACACGCGGATGGGTGGTTTCCAAGACATATGACTTGGCAGATAAGATTACCCGAATCGTCAAAGAGGAATTATTCATCAAGATGAAGGTTCCTATGGCGGCGAAGAAGCAGATTGGCGGTCAACTGTTTTATGTTAAGGTAGCGGGACTTAATTCTGAACTCTGGGTTAAGTCAGCGGAAAATACCGATCAATTAATAGGGGAAGGTTGACCGAAAGGTCAATCTTATTAAAATGGCTTAGATTACATGATTATAGATGAAGCATCCAAGATCCCGCAGAGGACTTGGGAGCAGTACCTTCGACCAACGCTGGCAGATCGTAAGGGATGGGCGGCATTTGTGAGTACCCCCGAAGGGTTTGGTAACCATTTTCACGATTTATACCAAAGAGGTCAAGATACTTCGTATAAGGAGTGGGAATCTTGGCAGTTTCCATCTTGGGAGTCGCCTTATTTTAAAGATGATATTGAAGAACTTAAAAAAACGCTTACGAAAGAAACTTTTGAGCAAGAATTCGGTGGATCGTTTGTCTCGTATGCCGGAAAAGTCTACGGTGACTTCTCCAGAGAAAGTAATGTACGGTCAGACCTCAAATACAACCCAGAGTTACCATTGTGGGCAAGTGTGGACTTCGGTTATCGCCAGCCAAGCGTGGGATATTACCAGATCGACACCGTCAACGGACAAGAAGTCATATATCTCATTGACGAAATCAGTCACGAAACAGAAGTGACAACGACTGATCTTATTAAGATGATGAAGGCAAAGCCGTATGGTGTTAGGGGTGTTGATCGTTTTGTGGGAGATCCGGCTGGTGGACAAAGACAATCACAGAGTGGGGAAACGGATATTCAGCAATTTGCTAAAGCCGGGATGCGTATCAATTTTAAAAAGGATAAACATTCCAGAAGTATCGTCAATGGCGTGAACCATGTTAGAAACTTTATTAAATCCGCAGATGGAACGGTCAGATTCTTCGTTTCAGACAAGTGTACTGGCCATATACAAGATTTTGAGAACTATCGTTACCCCGAAAGGAAAGATCAGAGAATATTGAAGGAAGAACCGCTAAAAGATGGCTTTTACGAGCATGGGAACGATGAAATGCGCTATTTCTTTATCAATTACTTTCCAATTAAGCGTAAGAAAGCATTTTTATTCGACTTTTAGAGGAAACCTATGTTAATACCAGACCAATCACTTGAAATTGTACAAAGCACCGCAATGGATGCGATTTTGCAATCCGAACTGGATGCAAATAGAGAACGGGAGAAGGCACTCGATTACTGGGAGCATACTTCCACAGACCAATACATAAAAGAATACTTCCGGGGGGATTCATTGTCCCAAGTTCCCATATTTACCAGCGGATTAACCCGTAGGGTTGTATCGGCGGCCTGTCAAGTATACCGCAAGATGCCAAATTATGATGCGGATCCAAAATATACAGATATGAGCGGGGATCTATGGCGAAAGATGCGCCTTTTAGAACAGATGGTATTTTTACTGGGGACGGTAGGACTGATTACATCTTATAATGATGATAAGAAGAAACTTGAGCATAATTTATTGCTTTTTTACGAACCGTTATTTCTTCCCGGAAGTGATAAGCCGTTTGGGGTTGTATATCAGACCGAAACCCAAGGATCCAGCCGTGCAGATGCGAAAAACCATCGTTATGTGGTTTGGACAGAAGGATCTGGCGGGAAGCCTGGACTTCATTTTTCTTTTGACCGTGATGGGAGCATATATGCGCCAAATAACAATCCCAAAATGCAGAATCCCTACGGTGACATGATCCCGGTGAGTTGGGCGCATCGTTATCAGCCATTACGGGATTGGGGTGGTGGTACTGGCGCTATGGATATAGTCAATGCCAATCAACAATTAGATTTA